AAGTCGTAAAATCTAAATAACTAACCGTATAATCTCCCGATGTGTTATACAACGTTACCGAATTTAAGTTACTCGTGCTATTACCAGAATATAAAAAGTTTGTTACGATGTCTTTTTGAACCATTAACCCATCAAATTCAGAATAGAATCCAATATCATTATATGTTTGAGTAAAAAGAATTGGCATTGTTAATCCTGTCAGTAAAGAATCCCCATTTGTTCCTCCACTTAAAATATAAGACATTCCAGAATATACAAAGATACTTTGTGTGTTCTGAATTGCGGTAGTCGCACTTGTAATACATTCGTCTTGACCTAATTCATAAGTTGTCGATGCCGTATATATTAAATTAATAAGGTCGGAAGATAATACTTCAGGCGAGATTAATACACTAAATTTTTCAGACTCCATTATGGGTTTACATATTCATACCAGATTATAGCTTCAGTGGCTAAAGAACCAACACCTACTCGTTGTCCCGTTGTTTCATCATATACCTTATATTCATAACTACTTTGGTCAAAGGTTACTTTGTAATAAAATAATGATTCTTTATCAAAATTATAAACACCCGCACCTATTAATGTAGATTGTGGTTTATTCATCATTCTAACAAATTGTCCTTTTTTTGCGTTAAAAAATTTACATGACATATAGAATGTTGTTTGGTCCATATAATTTGGATTTTTTAACCAATAATAGAAAAACCCTTCTTTATCTTGTCCTGTATAGTCTAAAATATATTTTGGTTTTTTAACTTGAACTTGTGTTGGATTAAAAGCGGGACCAATAAATCCAGGTTCTTTTAACCCTTGTTGTGTTGGTAAAATAACAGAAAACAATATCTTTTGTTTTTCATTAACTTTACTATCATAAAAATCTAATTTAAAAAAACTACCCTTAAATGAATTTGAAAAGTAATATATTTCAGAATCCGTAAATGTCGCATATTCATAGTCATCCAACCAATCAGTTATTGATGGTGGTGTGGTTATAAAATCTGTTGAAGTATTTGGATTAAAAAAATTAAATTGGTGGTAAATTTGTGTTACATCCGCATTTGTATCCCAAGGCGCGTGTGCAAATTTTGCAATTTCAAAATCATCAACACCATTAATTAATTGTTGTAACACTTCTTCTTCATAGGCCTCAACTCCTTGGTCCCTACCTTCAGTATCAAATGATATTTCAACAGGTATAATGATATCTTTATCATTAATGTTTAATGAAAATCTATAATAATTATTATTCACAATCGTCGTTTGCTGGTTGGTTTATAAGTGTCGTGTTCACTTTATTTGTTCTTTGGATTGGTTTTTGTAAAAACAAAACACTTTTAAATGGGTAATGAGCCCCATTAATAAATGGGTAATCAACACCAAGTCCGTCACCATCAATAAAACCGTAAGTATATAAATCTCTCCAAACAAAAGTGTCCTCATATTGTGAATACCAAGCATAAACAGGTATATTATCTACGGTTTCTTTAGAACCATACTCGACATAATCACTAAAAACTCTAATGGGTATTGAGAAATGCGGTTCATAAACGTAACCACTTGGGTAATTAATTGTTGAGTTATCATAAAAGTATGTTGGGTTAAAAGAGTATTTATGGTACATTGGTGATACCACATATTCTTTTTGTTCCATATAGTTGTACTCACAAAAATCACCTTTGATAACATCACCAACATTTAAAAAGTCGTTATAATAAAAGAATTGACCACTACCCGCTGGTTGTTCATATGACCCTAATGGTATGTTATCTTTGTTCGATAATGATGCGTGATCCCACCAAGTATCTATTGAATTTTTTAAGAAATTAAACCCCCACCCAATATCTAAACCGGTTTGTGAACCATTTTGATTTATTGCTGGAGGGTTAAACCAACCCATATAACCACGTTCTATCATTGTAACAAAAAGTTCAATGACAGGTTTTCCATTATTATCTTTCAATCCGTTTATTGATACATCTTTATTAAATGTAAACGTAAAACTTTTACTACCTTCTTTTGTTGAGACCCTTTGAATTTGATTTGGCGTTAGTGCAGAATATTCTAATTTAGTTTTTTTATAAAATGGATTGTTTTCAAACCCTGCCTGTACAATATTACAATCTTCAGGGTTTGTTAATATTTTGTGTAATCTAACATAATATATGGACTTAGTTTCACCACTATTTTGAATGTTTTTTATTCTTTTAAACGTACCAAAAGTACCTGTAGTGGTTTGAGCGGTGGGGAACTTAAGATTATATATACTAAAAACATTTTTTTCAGAACCATAATTACCATTACCAATATCATAAACTTGAAACACATTTTTACCACCTAACCCATTTGGGTTTGATGGTATACTTAATTCTACCCATTCTCCCGCAGTTAAATTATGGTTAGTACCACAAATAAAATAAACCAAACTTTTACCATTAAATGATGAGGTATCAATCACAAATGGTATACCATCGGACGCAATAAAATTGTTTGTTACGTTATAGTCTTCATTTGTATATGCCATCGCTTGTTGGGTATCACTACTAAACGCATAAGAAACATATGTCCCCCAATTATACGTTGTTGAACTTTTTGGAATAAATGTTCTATGTCCTGATACTGTCGCATCTCTTGTTATTGTAAATTCATCAAATTGTGGGTAACCTTCCCAAGCAACAGAAGGATTGGGTGGAATGTTTGATGTCGCATTTGCAATAGCATTTGTATAATATAAATTATTTCTATAGGGTGAGTAAGTTGTCTTACCACTAACAATATTGTTAAATATGTTTGTTATTTTACCTGATAATCTAAAAACATCACTTGTTTGTCTTTCGGTATTGAATTGTTCGGCCAAATTTAAACTGACGGACCTATCACCCTCAACCATAGTTTTTCTATCACCAATAAGTGGTGCCTGAACCCATACGTCTTTATCACTATTCGATGCGTATCGTTTAGAACCTAATACTATTAATATTTCGTTTTCATTAGACATCTTGATTCAAAATGTATTTTGTGATATATCTGTTTATTGCGGATTTACCTTTACCTAACCCAAAATAGAAATGGTAAGGTGTACCAACTAAAAATTTATTTGGTAATCCAGGTGTAAATGTCGGGTCATTACCTTGTGGGTTTGAGTTAAATATGAACCCCCTTCTACCTGTATTTAAATCATTAAAGTAAGGGGAATAAGGCGCTTGGTAAAAACTTAACGCTTGGTACTTTTCTTTATAAAACCCACCCCCTTGTAAGTTGGTGTCCCATTCATTAGTGTCACTACCAAAGATTGTAGTTGTGTTTGCCAACCCCCATTTATAAAATGGTACTTCTTGTGTTTTTGGGAACCCATAATAGTTTGTGAGTATGGGTGAGAATGTTGTTATTCCGGGACTCACCATGACTCTGTTTTCAGTGCTAGAAGAAAAGAAAACGCCAACAAGAGCATCTCCAGTTCCACCAACATATAAATCAGAATCCTCATAGTTATCATCACCAAACGGTTCGACACCATATTCTGAATTTATACTAAATAACTGAGCAATATCCCCATCAATTCTATCTTCAGTTCTAGAGAACATTCTATTTATTGATGAGTCACCTAACCCTAACATTTGACTTAAAAAGCTGGTATTTATTAATCTAGATAGTATAAATAATTGTAATAAATCCGAAGTATCATTAAACGACGTACTCTTAATACTCTCAATAATGTACCCATTAAAAGATGGGTTCGCACATATTTCTTTAGTAAATTCGTCTCTTGGCCCTAAATCCGTAACCGTTGTTGGAAAAAATAGATTCCTATCATTCATCCCTTTATAGTTAGCAGGTAATAACGAACCGTTAGGTAAGTTTTTCTTTTTAGGAAGTTGACCAATAAAGTCAGTACCGTTATATGGTGTTGATCGGTAGAATAAAGAGTTAGTAGTTCCTTCAGTATAGAATATTGGTCCTTGACCCGGTCTTAACGTACTATCATAACTTCCACAAAATTTATACTTTTTTGGTTGTCCTGTTATGTTAAATATTGTTTGTTTTTTAAACGCAAACATGTAAAGTGAACCATTAACCCAATTATTTTGAAATACATGTGAGAATATTCCACGACAAGCTCCAAACACCATTCTAAACCTTGCTTTCCATTCGATAAAATATTTAAGGTCTTTTGGTATCGATATTAGTAATGGACTATCAACAAAGTAATAACACCCACCTGTCATCCTTTTTCCGTTAGGGTTTTCAGAACACGGAGTATCAACTCCAAAATTGGTTCCACTTCCAGAATAACACGCTAATGGTGTCATATTTTCACATTGTAATGTGCCTAAAACCGCATCAACAACCGCACTAGAAGTGTCGCCAGTTAAATCTTGAGCATTATTTGATGTGTCGGTAACCCCTTGAGATACAAATGGTACTGCGGTTCCGTTACCCTCTTCATCTATAATGTAGAATAAACAATTGTCATTTAAATGTAGTGAATATGAACAATTACCACTCACTTGTACCTTATCCGATGTTGGTAATCTGTCAGACCTCAATACCAATCTATTATTATTAGTTATAGTAATGTTTGTAGATACTTGATTGTGATATGCCGGTGAAAACGCCCTAATAACGGTACTGGTTAATGTTGGGTCGACCGGTACGTTTGTTGCAACATTTGAAGCTATCAAAGTACCACCCTCAACGCTTCCTTGTGGTGATAACGTATTATTACTCGTAGTATATTGGAATCCTATTTTATTATTTCCTGCGGTTGTTACCGGAGAATAGGCCCCTTGTGGTGAAGTAAAATACCCTAAATTTGCACTATCACCAGGAAACGCGACAAAATTATTTTGTGTCTTATCCGTTGAGTTGTAATAATATGCATTATTGTTTGTAAAAGCAGTAAACAATGTTGGGTCAACCGTAAATCCAAATGGTTGGTGAAATAAACTAAGATTAGTGTTATTTGTTACGTTTTGTGATTCCGGGGTTTTATAGTTATTAAACCAAGCTCCTAAACCTGTATTTTTTTGTATAGGAACATTAAGATAATAGTCACCCTCAACTGATATTGTATTACTACCTAAAGAAAACCCAAAAAGCCTAGATAAGTCATATCTAATATTTTGTTTTTCAGTGTATGGGTCAACACCTCTATTTAAGATTATAATTTCTGAAGTATCAAACCCATCAAAAAGAGTAATAGGTGTCACAACCTCAGTTACACCAAAAGACCCCGTTCCATATGAGAATCGTTGTGTTTTTTTAAATAGATATGTATTTAACAATCCACCCGTAGTATTAGTTAGTCCTGAAAATTGGCTAACAGTTCCTCCTGTAATTACTTGGAAATACTCAACACCTGATTTATATTTATATTCTTTACCGTCTTGGCTTATTTTTAACTTTAATGTTCCCGTCTGTTCCGCACCACTAATATCTATCCATTTAAAAGGCACTTGTACTAAGTTAGTTGCGTTATATGGCGTACTACCTGTGATATTATTACTATTAAACTGATTTGGGGTTGTTAATCCGGTAGTATTTGTGTCGTTAATTAATGTAACATCGTAAAACGATATTATTGATCCGGCAGGTAAATCACTTAATGTTCCAGCATCACAGAATACGACAAGAGTACTATCCGTGAATGTAGTTGACGGGTCCACTGTAGTTGTGTTTGGTATGGTATTTCTTACCGTTGTTTGAATAATATTTTGATTATCAAAATATCTTTCTCTAATGTTTGCCATGTTCATTGATTGCGATAATTGAACATCCATACCAACAAATGGTATTCCCCCCTGAGCCAACCATTGGGCTACAGGTGTCTTTATTATTTTATCATACCCGTTACCCGTGTTTTGATATTGATATCCAGCAAAAATTTGTCTAATACCGTTATTAAAGTTTTCAGGATTACTACTGGCCGCGGCATTTACCGAATCATAGGTAGTAAACGAACTAATTGAATTAGTATCTGAAAGTTGACTAAAGTTAGTACTAGATATAGTCGTAGTTGCTCCAGAACCAAAAGCCCCTCCATCCCCCTCATCCAATGATAAATCTTGGCAAGGACATGCTTCACAATCAGGATACGATAACATTGGTAACGCTATACGTTTAAATGGATTTTCTTTTGAAATTGGTTTTATTGCCGATTTTTTACAATCTTCTTTTTTCTTTTTTACTGATATCGCAGCAATAATTAAACAAATCCCATATATAACAACGTTTATTATCCATATTATTAAATTTATTATTATACGAATTATAGGGTATAAAAACGCTAAAACATGTACAATTATTATTAATTGAACAAACGTTGGAGTTAATAACGTTATTAATATATTAAATAAGAAAAATAAAAAATCAAAATTTTTCACCCCATCATTAACCGGAAATCTATTTGTTGTTGTCGTACACCCTCTATCTGTAATTTCTTTAATACCTAAATGTCTACTTCGGTTAAACCCCCATTTCCATCTATCCACAAAATTAGCAATAGTATATACCTTATTATAGTTAAACTCATAAAACCTATCTTCACAATTGACCGCCTCTTGTATCATCTGTTGGCCAATAGTTGTGCTTGCATCCCCATATTCGTTCCAATCTAAACTAAATGCGTATGAATATAATTGGGCGTTTAAATCTGTTGGAGCATCATTAGCACCTGAAGACCATCCCCATTCTTTTATATTTGGTACTAAATAATCACCTCTCATGATGTCATTATTCATCCCATCCTCATTTTGATATTTGATTCTAAATCTATATTTTGCCTTTGTTGGTATGCCGACAGCAGGGTCATTTGATAATATTTGTTCTCCAAATTCATTTGTGGTAACATAATCCAAGTTCATTGGTACTTCCGTTAACCATGTACCTTCATCATCAATTATTTTACCCCCCTCAGGCAAACTATATTGTTCAAGTACAGGTCTACCATCAACATCGTAGTTAATAGTCTGTCTAATCGCCAAAATGGTACCCGAAGCAGAAACTAAATCACAAAGATTACCAGAATTTTTTTTAGGTTTACAATTTGTTTTTAAAAAATCCTCTTCACTTGTTGAAAATATTGACCCCATAAAAATTGCATGAGGTTTAATATCAATACCAAAATCACGAAGATCAAAGTCAGACCTTGTAATTCCAATATTACATAAATCGGTTTCACCCCAAAATGATGTCACGTCAATATCATTTTTAATATTAACTAATTGTGGTAGTGAACCTAAATCGGTTGAAGATTTAAATTGATCTCCGTTAAATTGTTCGGGACCCGCCAAACCTGATCTAATAAAATCAGCGGGACGTAAAGAGAAACAACCTATGTTTGATAAGTCTAAATCTAATACTAATGTTTGAATCCCTAATGGTGCACCAATAATCATAAAGTCACCACTTTCGTTTGTTTTAACCGTAAACTTGTAATATTTTTCGTATACCTCTAAAACTTCACTTCTTGTTAAAACATCCTCTCTATCAGGAAATGTTCCTGTTGGTGTGTGTCCACCATATTCTTGTCGATAAGGTAAAAGGTTATATCTATATCCGTCTTCATTTTTTTGGTCAACGGTTTTATATGGGTACAAGGTAGATATTACAGGGTCAGTTTCATCAATAGACTCTAAAGGTACAAATATCGATACGTTAGCGTTTGGTACCCCATAACCTCCGTTTACAATCACCCTACCCGCAACAACACCATAATCGGCACAGAATCTTGTATAAACATCTTCTTGTCTTAATTTTAAGGATAATATTTCCAAAAAATCAAAATCTTGATTGACGTTTATTCTTATGTTTTTGTCTGTACCCGGTTGGGTTCTTATGCGATAACTCTTGGTCATTGATCTTTTAAAAATAAATAGTTATGTTCCTCATTTTAAAAAATAAGTCATAACATTTTAAAATAAAGAATCTTATGAGAAATCTACAGTTGTTAGGTTTTTAACACGTACCTTGATGTCTTTATTTGTGTACCTAACTTGATAGATTTGTGTCGGTTCAGAATAGATAGTGTCATCTATTAATTGAATCTGTCTTGTTGTTTTATCGACATATCTTTGTGACGTTTCAGATATTGAGTATTGACCACCAACTTTATTAAATACTTTAAGATCGGATAGTGTGGATACTCCAGCAGTGTTTTGAATTAATCTTCTAACGTCAGATACATTAACATTTTGACCTAATTCTCTATTTTCAGGAGCCATATAATTTGAAATACCGTTAATAATTTCGGTAATGACTTGTCCTTGATTTCTATCTGATTCTAACACAACATAAATATCATACTCCAAATCAATTACTTTTGCAACATCAATAGAAATGTAGTCATTAATCATTCTATATTTTGAAAGATATGTTGCCAAATTACTTTTTAAGTTGTTAGAAACGGTTTGTGTTAATTTTCCAGTATCGTCGTAAGATAAAATTTGAATTGTAATTTTATTATTATTTTCAGTAATAGAGACCTTTGCAGGTGCACCAAACTTACCTGGCATTGTATCAATTAAAGATTTATAGTCATTAATCGTTACCGCCCTTTTTTGAGCAGAAAAGTTAAATGTTACCATATTTCTAACTTCTTCTGTTGATGGGGGATTTGCACCCCCAATTGCCGCAGTAACATTATTAACACTTAAAGATTGTCTTACATTTGTATTAATACTATCGGATGGTCCATTAATTGCAAAATCTAAAGTACCGATTTGATTAATAACCCCAACACCAACATTTGAACCTAAACCACCACCAATTCTATATTGAACAAATATGGTTGTGTTTGGTTGAACGGTTAATCCTAATCCTATGTTATTTTGGTAGTTTGCCAAATCTAATTTAATTCCGTTTTTAGCAAAATCAGTTAGTTGTTGTTGTGGTGTTGTGGTACCTCCACCAAATTGTATTTTTAAGAACCCTTCAGGTGTGTATTCGCTGATGAATCTATTTTCAGTTTTAATATATTTCCCAACTTTAACACCAGCATTGTCTGTTGGTTTTGTTGGGTCTTCGATAAATACCGTATCTTCAGCCAATGCGTCAACCTCATACCAACGACTTGTTGAATTAACAAAGTCAGAATAAGTTGGAACATTAGGGTAACTTGTCCCTTCTTTTTGTATTATAGATGTAATACCTAAAACGTTTCTTTCAGGTAAGAAAAAATTAAAGAATGGTACAACGTCAGATGAGTTAATAACTCTTTTAAACACTTTAGTAGTTCCATTAACAACCACTTCCCTTTTTGTGATTACATAATTAACAATCTTATTATTTGCATCAAAGGTTGGTATCTTTGTTCTATTAACAAAACCTTCAGGGTTATATTGTGTACTAAAGTCGATATCATATACTGTTTCAAATACTGTTCCTCCTCCATTAAATTGTGACCCTGCTCTTAAAATACCTAAATAACGGTAATCTTCACTATCCCCAAGTGGTGGTACCACAATAGAAACATCAACAACAGCAACAGATGGTCGATATCCTGGAATTTTTAATCCGTACGTTCTTGCGATATTATAAATAGATGATCTTTGTTGTGCGTATTGAAGTACGGTTTCTTGCACACTCCTATCTATTTGATAATTTAAATTGTCGGCTACGGCAGCATTTAAATCCATTAAAACTGAAAATATCGAAGCGTCGTTAAAGTTTTGTACTAACTCAGGATAATACTGTTTAGTATAATTTATTAACTCTTGTCTTATACCTTCAAAATCCCTTTCAGTATAATTTATTTTTTTATTAGCCATAATTAAATGTTAATTATTATAAATTCTCGACTACCAAACGCCTTATTTTCGTCGGTATAATCTATTTTTAATTTTGCAGTATACTCGGCGGTGTTAGCACCAGGTATTCTATATATACTAGCTTGACCTAAAAGTTCATAATCAAGTTGACCAACAACATCCCCACTTTCAACGTAAGGTTCAACAGTAATACTATTGATTGTTAGGTTTGGTATGTATTTTTCAACCTGTTCTTCAATTTCAGTCTTAATGCTTTCAAACGTTTCACCGTCTAAGGGTTCAAAAATAAATTCGTATATTCTTGTACCAAAATCAGGTAAATAATACCTACTACCCCTTCTGGTTAATATAAGATGCAATAAACTAGACCTAATCTCCTGATCGGCAGTTTGGGTTAGTTTAACATAATTCCCTTCAACACTTTGTAAAAAAGGGAAATTTATTCCGTATGTAATACCATTAGACATATTAAATAAATATAATGTGATGAATTTTCTAATAAATAGATATAAAATAAAAAATCCTTACGAAAGTAAGGATTCTTTAAGGTCTTTATTTCCTTTAATATGTGGCGGCCAATAACAACAATGTAAACATTTATTACCACAACAACTTCCTCTACCTTTATGGTATTCTTCAGTCATAACCATTCTACCATCATTATTATAATAAAAGTCAGTAGGAAGGAGTTTAGGTCTTATAAACTCCTTCACGTACAACTCTTGTATCCAATCTTTAGATGAGTTTACTGTCATTTAATTATTTTTTATTATATTAAACAATTTCACAGGCTCCACCAGCACAAGCGGCTTCACCTCTAAGGTCTGTATTATCTTGTAACTCAACCACTTTTGTAAGATCAACATCTGATAATGTTTTAACCAATCTTTCAAATTCTTCTTTTGTACAATCTTCAAAAGGAGCTTGGGTATAAGTTCCTCCGTTATATGGTAATACCGATAGTCCGTTATAGAAATCTCTATTATTCCACATCCATTCACCTACCAAGTCCCACTCATCTTCTTTAATTGAAACTGTTGCAGATACGTTGTGAGAGTTTTGTCCGTTTCTATGTCCAGGTTTAATCCATTCTTGAGATACTTTTTTAACTCTTTCCAACATTTGAAATACAGATTCGTGTCTTATAATTGCTCCTTCGGGTGATTTTTGTGGTATACCGATAACTGCAGTATCGTGAGGACGGAAAAACTCATCTTCAATCAACTCAGGGTGATTAATTGCTAAGTAAGAATAGATTGATTCGTTTTTACCAACACGGATTCTTCTTAAATAATAGTCATTATGCCAAGCGTGGATTCCTGATGATGTACCTAAAACTAACGATGACGTTCCTGATGGTTTAACGGTTGTTGTTCTTGCGGATTTATTAATTCCAATAAGTGTTGCAACTCTTTCGTTTTCTTCTTTAACCGACTTAGCAGCTCTTTTCATATCATACCCTAAAACAACACCTGAACCAATACCTGTCATTCCAACACCGATAAGTGCGTCTTTTTCAGTTGTTCTTTTCCAAATGTCTCTTAGATAATGAAAGTCAGTATAACCCGCTTGTAATGTTCCAATGAACGCCGCCGCTCTAACTCTTTTATCAAAGTCCTCTTGTGATTCAATATCAGACGCATTTACTTCACACAAATTACAGAATTGGAATGGTCGAAGTGCTATTTCACAACAAGGGTTTGTTCCCCAATCTTTATCGTTAGATAAATAGATTCCTGGTTCTCCTGCTCCTGATAACTCAATACGTTTCCACAAATCCATAAAGAATTCTTTTGTGATTTTGTGACGAAGAAGTACTGCTGAATTATTAGCTCTACCTCTTTGTGCGTTTTGTTCCCACCAACTTCCTGATTTACAAGAAATCATTTCTTCATCATCTGCTGAGAATAATGAGATAAGTGCGGCTCTTCTAATCCCACCTGCAAGTACCGCATCAGCAATATGACATACGATATCGTGAGTTTCAATTGGTGTTAGTTTTTCACCGTCTTTTTTGTTATCCAACACTTTTGTTATGTGGTGAATACAATCTTTTAATGGTTGAGGTCCTGGAGCCTTTCCTCCTGATGTTACAAGCATCGCACCCTTATGTCTAATATCTGAAAAATCAAATATAGGGGTTGATGATTTGTAACCTAAATATGATTCCATTAATACTTTAATAGCG